CGCCAGCTTGGCGTTGTCCATCATCATGCGCCACGCGGAGTTCAGCACTTCCTGATTGTCGGCTATTATCCGCGGCAGACCGATCGCGCCGAGGATCGAGGCATTGCCCTTCTCGAACGAGAATACCGAGTAGATGAATTCGCCCGAATCCATCGGGTAATACTCGGTGATCTTGAGCAGGCGGCCGTTGCAGAAATACGCAATAACCCGGTACTCGGCGTAGGGGTCGGCCTCGTCCTGAAAAGACTTTGCCCTCTCCATGGCTTCTGGCGTGCCGATCGCCATGAGCAAATCGACGATTTGCTCGCACTCAAGATCGCCGTGATATTCCCAGAGCACGTAACGGTTCTGGATATCCGTTGTCTCGCCGTTGAGCGCGCGAAGGTCCTTGAGATACTGAAAGCTCTGGCTGTCGGTTTGCCCAGGTCCCTCGCGGAGCAGAGCGCGGAGCGGTTCTTCGTAGAAACCGAGCTTGCGGCCCATCCGGCGCAGTTCCTGCTTTGACGGCAGGTGGCGCTCCAACACGTATTCCACGTCATCCATCGACGTGCCGGAAGGATCGGGGAAGAATGCATAGGGAGAGACCCCCGCCAGCGTCGGCCGGGCGCGTTCGCCTGATTGCATCAGGGAAAACGTCCCATCCTGCCCTTGCTGCCAGGCGGTCTTGCCGCCCTCCATGACGACTGGCCCCTTGAGAATGCCGAGACCAATCTTGGCCGCGAACTCCATCGCGTCGCGTGATTTTTGGGCGTAACGGGCCTCGGTGAGCTGGTCATCGATAACGCTCGACATGCGCTCGGCCCGCTGCTTGGCTTCTTCGAGCACTTTGGACGCCTGTGCGCCTTGAGGCCCCAGATCGGCAGCCATCTGCAAGTGATCGTCCGCAGACATGCCGCTCGGGGACGTACTATCCGGCGAGGCGTTGAGCCGGTTCGCTTCGTTCAGTGCGCGCTCGGCCTCCTCCATAGCGCGGCGGGCGACAAGGCTTAGCTGCGGGTCGGGGGTCGGACTGATACCCCAATTGCGGTCATCGGCCGGAAACAATAGATCACCGAGTCGCCCGGTGACGCGGTTGGTCTTTGAGCGCGTAATATTGACGAAGACCGTCGAGCGTCCAGACCTGTCAGCCCCGCCCCCGACATCGGCGAGCGGTTCAGCCTTGGATACACCGCCTTGACCGCGCATTCCCGAGAACTGCTGCATGTCGGCCAACCACCGCTGTTCGGTCTGGGACTTCTTGCGGACCGCGTCGTCGGCACGTTTCTGCATGAAGGCGACCACCTGCTCGGCGGCCGCATCCAGCTTGGCTTGTTGGATGCGGGGGTCCATCGCTGCTTGAGCGTCGGCCTGGGGGTCGTAATAAAAGGACTGGTCGTTCATCAGTACCCCGCCTTTGGATCGAGCGGCCGGAAGCCGGTGGTAGAGGCAGCCTGGGGGTTCGGCCGGAGGATCATTTGAGGGATGCCCATCGCGAGATATCGCGATGCATCCATGAGGTGATCGTTCGCCTTGACGATCTTGCCGTTCTCATCGCGGTGATACACGCGGTGCTCGTCGAACCAGTGTGTGAGGGTGGAGAATACTTTGAGGCGGCCCGAACTGAGCCGTTGCAGCATTTCCATGAGGCCGGCTTCGACCGCCTTGTCGGCATTGATTAGTTTTAGCCCGAACCCGCGATAGCGATCGATGACCTTTTCACCCTCGATCGAGCGACCAGCGTAGTCGGCGAATCCTGGCTGCCAGACGCCGCGCGACTTGATCGCATCGGCATGAACGGACGGCTCGCGCTGGCCAAGATAATGCTCGGCGGTGAGGTACAGCACGTCATTGTCGCGGTCATAGGCGCCCCAGACAGCAGCCGTGCGATTCCAGCCCGGATCGAAGCCGAACCCGCGAGTGAAGTATCCAGGTATTTGGAACGGCGCGACGCGGAACTCGTCTGGGCTAACCGGATAGATCGCCCCAGCGCCGAGCGAGGGTTCGCCGCGCATCCGCGCGCCGCGCAGGTGTGGCGGGGTGTTCGCCTCGATCTCGCGCTTGGTTTTGTCGTCGATATGCGGAACGTCATTCATACCCGCCATCGTGTAGAACTTGGAGGAATTGACTTCAGGCACGGGCCATTTCCCCCTTGTCCGGCTGCAGGAACGAGAGGACGACCTCGGACATGCCGAGCAGCGGCGTGAAGGTAAGAAGCACGATGCCGTTGGTCGTGGTCGTGCGGATCAGGCATTCGCCGTAGACATCCATCGGGCATTCTTCGTCGAGCCAGATCAGGTGTTTGGCGGTCCCCTGGAAAACCTTGCGGCCTTGCTCGTAAGACTTGAACGCCAGGTTACTCCACCGACCCGTGGTATGCTTGATGGGGATGTGATCCAGCAGGCCATTGGTGTTTTGCTTGAACACGCCTTTGCCGTGGCACTCGTGTGGAATGATGCCGACGCCATCAAACGCGCGCTGACCGCTAACCCAGTCGATATCGCCGAGGAGCTGCTTCTGGATGATGTCGCGCGTCGTCTCGTTGGTGTCGCCCGCGACCCACGCATCGATCGGGTGATCGAACCGCCGTCCTTCCCACCAATGGGGATAGCGCCCCGTTAGGTGGCAATTGACCTCAAAACCTCCGGCAACCGTCTTGCCAATGCGATTGGCAGCCATAAGCAGACGTTCGCGGTACGCCGCGCCGGCCCGGAAATGCTCGATATGCTTGGGGTACAGTTCCCGTCGCAGTGGCCCGACATCGGGGAAAAGATTCTGCCAATGCTGGCGCTCGCGATCTTTGTCGAGCTCGACAAGAGCAGCGTGAAGTTGCGACGTCTCGTCTTCCGAAAGAAGCGCGAGCGCTTCCGGGTCGGTGAGCACGCGCAACACGCGGGGATCTGTGAGATCAACCGGCGCGCTCATTCTCCCGATCCCGACAAAAGCTTGCCGGCGAGCGCCGCGATGGCTTGCCTCGCCTGATCAGGCCGCATCCCAATCGTGATGTCCCGCTTCTCGACAAAGTGGCCGTGAAGCTTGCCCTTCGCGATCGTAGCGCTCACCGCGGCAGCGGCATTGCCTTCGGTGCGAGCGAATCTCCGGTCCTCGTCGAGCTGCACGGAGATAGCCTCGATCGTCACACCGGTTTTTTCGGCGCCCAACGCTCGAAGTTCGGCAATGCGAGCTTTAATGTCTTCGCGCGCCAACAGCTTCGACGCGGCTTCGGCCTGACTTTTCCGGGTAGCGGCGGTATCATAGGCCTGGCCATACGCGTCGGTGCCGTTGCCAAGCTCAATGAAGAGCTGGCAGAAGCGCTCCAGCTTCTGTGTGAGACCCACCCTTGCCATCGTGGTGAGTCATATTTCACAGATGCTGGCGTGCTGGGACGGGGTATTTATGGGCGGTATAAAAATTTTGAGGCCAAGCACGTCTCGGTGGTATGCCAAGTCGGCCAGTTGCCGAAGAGGTGAGTCATGAGGAATAAAGCCTTAATCGCGGCGATCGCGCTGGGTCTTGCGGGCTGCGCCTCCTTCCCTCTGACTGTGAAGGACGAATGTCATCACATGGGCTATGCGAAAGGCACGCCAGAGTTCCGCGATTGCATGGGCGGAGCGGCCCAGAGGCAAGCTGAAGCGGATCAACGGGCCAATCAAAATACCCGCGACTTGCTCGGCGCCGCGCTCGTTGTCGGCGCGGTAGCAGCATCCACACCACCTGCGCGCGCGCCAGCGCCCAAATCGGAGCAGGGGCGCCTTATATCCTGCCCGGACGGCTCGTACGTCTACGGGCGCAGATGTCTTTACGCGCCTAACGGCCATTACGTGGGGGCGCCGTGATCAAAAGGCCGGCTAGGGTTCCACGAGCGCACCCCCTGCAACTCGCGGAACCCCGCCGGCATCGACCATCGCCCCGGGAGAGGATAGGGCTGGGTCGTTCGGACTGGTGAAGCGGGGCCTTCGGGTCCGTAACTTTCGCTTCGCGTCAGAGCGTTGTTTCGCTAGCCTAGCAGCGTGCGCATCTTCCTCACTCGACGGTTCTGGTTATGGGCTGGGCCTGCCTGGCTCTTCGCGCCGAACATCCTTGTCTTGCTGTCCTTGGGCCGCAATCCTGGGTGCTGGTGACGCACCAAACGCGTCCATCAGAACCCCGCGGAAAGCAGCAATGTCATTCGCCGCAGTAGGCGAGTTGGCGGCCACAGCGGTCAGTTTCGAGATGTACTGGTTCACCCTCACCGGATCTGTCGTTTCGGGGGCCATCTTGATCCAGCGGGTGAAGTCAGGGTTCATCAGTGCGCGAGCCGCGCGCTCCTGCCCCCATCGCGAGATGAAGTTTTCAGCGGCGCCAGCTACGATGCCGCCGGCAACGCCGCCCTGTGCGAGACCAAGCCCGGTGACGATCATCGACTTCAAGCCGCCCACCGCCTTGCCCATGGCGTTCCCAGTCTTGGAGGTGTTCCGCTCCGACATGGCCGCAACTTTGGCGTCAGCGATCACTCGAAGATTGGCCAGAGACTTTGCGCCATCTTCGCCGAAAACCAGCTTGGCGGTGCGCTGATTGATGCCCGTCTTCGGATCAAGCGACTTGAGCAAGAATGGCAGCGAAAAATCTCCCCGCCCGTTTCGCCCGATATTCGACGCGACGCTAGCGGCAAGGTCGACTTTTTCCTCGGGCGATAGAACTTCAGTCATTCTCTTGAAGCGATTGTAGTCGCCGCCGCCCTTCATCATAGACTCGATGGTCCGCGCGGTCTGTTCAGGCGAATACGGGTTGTTCGCTGGCCCCAGCAAGCGCTGGGTGACCTGTTTCCTGAAGTCGGAT